TCAGCGAATAACGCGTTGTACTCCGACAACGGCAGGCGGCTGCCCTCGATGGCAATATTCAGTTCGTAACGCGTTTCCGGGTTTTCTTTATCAGCATCGGCCCAACGTTCAGCAGCTGCTGCAGCAAGACATTCAACCGCTTTCGGGTAGTCCTCAGTTCGGAACCAGCCAAAGTTAACCCTGCCATCAGTCACAGCCCAAGCCACCTTTTTTTCTTCTTCCTGAATGGCCCTGATTCGTGCCTCGCACTCATCGCGGCAAAACTTCAACTGGTCATAGTCCAGACTGTCTAAATAGTTAGTTGTCGACATTTTTCAGCTCCCCGTTCATCCGTATTTCCCGATATACCCGCTGCCACATCCGGTAGTTGTGCGCGAATGCTTCTCCACGAAATAAGGCCCGACGAACCCTGCTACCCTCCCGAAGAGATAGCCTGGTCCGGCAATCAAACCATTGCTGGAAGATAAACAGCACAACCACAACTAACAGCGCCAAACTACCCATAGAACGCCTCCGGCGTGTCGTAGCCGCCTGTAGCCATTCCAGTGATGTATTCACGCAGTCTCCGCAGTTCGTTGCTGGAGAGGCGATCCATAAACTCTGTGAGGTACAGGGAGGCAAAGGTCATCGCGATGCTGGCTGGCGACCAGGTGTTCATTGTGGCCAGCTCATCGTCGGACAGCGCGGTCATCGCCCAGGCCTCCGGAACAGGCACCGGCAGCGTGGCCAGAGCCTCAGATATTACTGAATGAGGGGCGTCCAGATTCTGCCCGTCTGTGGATCGTGTTTTATGATCCATATATATATTGAGATCCAAACCGTGATCCACTTCGGTGGCCTTCTTATCGCCCTTATGCAATTGCAGGGACAGGCCGTCTTCTTGGCGGTTCTCCAGAATTTCCATCATGAACGCTGCCGACTCTGGATCAACGAAGCGGATGGTTGGGCGTTTGTCTCCCTCCCTGGCGCGGCGCTTGTCGGTCTTCAGGCCGAGTGATTCGCAAATGTTTTTAAACAGCGCCTCCGGGACCTTTGGCTTGCCTTTCGGTGTCATAAAGCCACCAATGCGCAGGACGTTGTTTAACAGGTCGCGCCGTTCGTCTGTCATGAGTTTATCCCTGGCATACTTCATCCGCGCCTGGGTGGCCTCTCCGGTCATTGTCTCCGGGTCGATACCGCAGTCGATGAAATACTGGCGCAGCGCTGCGGATTTAAGGGCGTAGAACCCGCGCATGCCGACTTCAACCGCAGGCGTTGCTTTCACTTTGTAGTCGGTAATGCCTGGATATTTTGCTTGGAATGCTTCATCCGCCTGCTCACGCGTCATGGCCGTGACAACAAAATATTGCCACTGGCCTGTCTGTTTAAAGGCGTAGGTAAAGTTGATCGCCGATTCTTCGCGGTCATAGCGTCGTGCCGTGACCTCATCGAGCAGCATGGTTTCGTAGCGGCGAACTTTATCTCGAGCGCCGTCGAAGTAGAATTTCAGGTTGTCTTCGTTAACCGGAATTTTTAACTCGTTCTCAATATCCCAGCGGACCAGCTTCGCCTGCTCCTCCAGCGTCAGCGCCCGTTTTTTCAGGATTTCCTCGCGTTCTGATTCGTCGGGTGTCTCAATATTCAGATGCAGATCCAGCGTCTGTTCCCATACGATTTCTCTGGCTTCCTTACGCAGCTCCTTGCCGATAGAGTTCGCCAGTTCGTCAGATGCCAGGGGGGCGACTTTATAGCCATCGCTGTGCATGATGCAGATCATATTGCAGGCGTAGTCATTACGTGCCGAGGCTTCTATCGCTGCAGCCTTGATTTTCATCCTGGTGAAATCGGTGTTGGCCACACCCATTGAAATGCGATCACCATCAAACACAACGTCCGTCACTTCTCCATTCATGCCAGCAGTGGCCAGCAGAGCCTGGGCGAATGCGCGTTCGATTTTTTTCGGGTCTGTCTCGCGTTTTGCCCGGACCTTATCAAAGCCGATAATGAATTCTTTAGCGGTACGGTCGCGGCGCAACATCTGGATAGCATCGCTGGGGACTACTTCGCCGCAGAACATGCCGAAGTGGCGATCAAAGTGTTTTTGTTCAATGGATACGCCAGAAGATATGGATGGGCTGTAAATCAGGCCATCGTATTTTTTGACCATCTGTTTTGGCTTATTGGTGAACGCTTCAACCTCTGGCTCCGGTTTACTTTTCTGGTTCACACAAAGGAATTTTTTCTCCGGATAACGCTGGCGCAGCGTGGCCGTCACGTCCTCCGCAAATGTCGAACTGTCGGTCGCCAGCATGATTTTTTCACCGAGTTCCACCGCCTTAATAACCTCGGTCATAATGCGATCCTTCTCGGTATAGAAGACGCGGATAGGTTCTCCGGTTTCGCGGTTGCGAACGTCGACTGGCAATTCGATAACATGAATCTGCAGCCATGCTGGCAGGCCCATTTCCTCGCGGCGTTTCATTGCCAGTTCTGCCAGGTCAACCAGCAGGTCGTTGGCATCGGCATCCACCATAATGGGGTGCAATTCTGTTCTGGCCAGCGCGTCGATTAGGGTATTGAAAACGGCAACCGGGTTTTCCATCGCCTTACCTGAAAGAATGGCGCGTAGCCCTTGCGTGGCTTCATCAAATCCAAAATAGTCGTGCTGGCGCATCAATGGCTGCCAGCAGCCTTTGACGATGGAGTTTATGCAGATAGTCAGCTTATTAGCGTATGGGGCCATTTCCTGATAACCAGGATCCTGATAATGCAGAATGTCAGCTTTTGCGCCTTTCTTCTCTGTCATCATTTCCCATAAGCCACCGATAAGGCTTACCCGGTGAGCCACGGAAACGCCACGGTCCGCGTCATGCATCAATGGGCGTAACAGGCCTGTCGATTTTCCCGAACCCATGCCGGCACGAACAATCACGATTCCCTGCAGCTGTTGCACGTACTGCAGAACCTCTTCGGTCATGACTGACGTTTCAAAGCGTTTATACGTGATGTGCTGGGGCCGTTTATTGGGATCGGTAATGCGGTCACTGAAGGAACGCGGAGCCTGCGCGGTGCGGCATTTACGGTTAAGGCGACGGGCAATGTGGTCTTTTATCGTTGCGCGGTAAACGTTCTCCAGATCCATTTCCCGCAGAACGATGCAGAACATTTTAAACAGGTCCGATGGGCTGTTCGGTACCGGGCATGTAAGCATGCCGATATCCACCGCCTGCAGCAGCTCTTTCGCGAACGTTCGACGGTTGTCCCGCTTAATGGTTTTCAGCTTGTTAAGCGTGAGTGTAAGTAAATCTGTGCTGGTACTCAGGCGGTTTGCCTTGCCGAACAACTGGCGAGTTGTTTCCCGCAGGCCGCGTAATTTGTGCAGGTCGTTGAAGTCGCTGCACTCCAGCTGGGGATCATCTTCGAAAATGGGGTAAACGCATTTTATGCCGTTAAATTTCGCGATGATTTCGTAGCCAGTGCGCAGGCCTGTGTTGCCTTTCCCTTCCGCTGATGATTTGCGGTCGTTATCCAGAGTGCAGGTAATTTTTGCGGCCGGGTACAGGTTCACCAGCTGCTCGACCACATGAATCATGTTGTTTGCCGATACGGCGACAACAACAGCATCAAAGCGCTTTTTCGGATCCTTTCTGGTCGCCAGCCATACTGATGCGCCTGTTGCAAAGCCTTCGGCTACCGCAATATTTTGCGCGCCTTTCAGGTCGCCAATAACGAAACAGGAACCGACGAAATCACCGGTTGTGACGGCGTTGGTCTGAAACTTGCCGCCACGCTTATCAATACGCTGCCAGCCGACTATTTGCCCGTCTTTGCGACCATCCAGATGGGACAGAGGGATAGCCATATAAGTGGTTGGTCCGTTACTCCATCTGGCGCTGTCGTGACTGGTCACGCGACGTACATCACACGCACTAAATACGTCACGAATGCCCTTTTTCACAGCATAAGGCCATGAACCGTCCTCAGCTGGCGCATGTTCCCATGCGTGATGGAATGCAAGCCAGCCAAGCAGGCGTTCATGGTCTAATTGATTGTTTCGTAAATCATTTATTCGCTGTTGTTCGGCGCGACGTCTGCGGGCTTCAGCCTGGCGTTCGATGCGAGCGCGTTCTTCTGCTGGCTGTGCGACCACGGTCGCATGATTTTTTTGTTGGTCGCGACGGTATTCGGAGAAAAGGAAGGAAAATCCACTCCATGAACCTGCGTCACTACCCTTCTGGACAAAGTTTATAAAGGGGTAGCTAATGCCGTCTTTGCTGTGTTCCAGGCGCGAATAGATTTCAACGCGGCCTTTGAGGCTCTTTTCCAGTGCTTCTGGCGAAGGGCCATTATAGGTGGAATAGCGTTCCTGTCCGCCACGCGGATTCAACTGGATGTTATCGGCACAGGCTGGCCAGTTAATGCCAGCCATCTTTGCCAGCTCTGTTAGCTCATCCCGTGCAGCTTCAAGCAATGAGAACGGATCGCTGCCAAAGCGATCCGCATAGAATTCTTGTAAGGTCATTTTTTAGCCTTTCCATGCGAATTATGTTTTTTCGGGTTGAAAAAATCCGCAGGAGCAGCCACAATAAACGCACAATCTTTCTGAAGGATCTGGTCGCGTTTTTTGGTGGCTGCTTCCTGAAAAAGGCCCGAGTTTGCCGACTCGGGTTTTTTTTCGTCTTTTTTTCGGCTGCCGCAATCTGATTCAACCGCGATACATTATAGACCGCATTAAACCAGATTTATAGGCAGCAATAAACCCCGTTATTCTTTCATCTACCCTCTACCATGAAAGATTTGATCGTACCTACGACCTGATGCACGAATTGAAGATCACTTTTATCATGGATAACCCGTTGAGAGTTAGCGCTATCTAAGTAGTAGCGCTCATCGTCGAAACGGGCTAATCGCTGAATTGTGATCTCGCCGTTGTTTTCGCAAACTAATACATCCTCACCCGGTACTGGTGTAAGGGCTGAGTCGACCAGGATCATATCGCCTGGCTGATAGTTTCGCTGAACCTGGTTCCCTATCGTTAACGCATAAACGGTGTTCCGCTGGCTAACGAACGGCAGGAATCGTTCTGTGTTGGCAGGTTCTCCTGGCTGCCAGTCTTTATCCGGCCCACTCTCTGTCGTACCAATAACAGGAACGCGGTCTGGATCAGATTCAGTGCCATACAGTATCCATTGCACGGGTTTACGCAGGCATTTCGCCAGTGCAAGCCCGATTTCCAGCGACGGCATAACGTCGCCACGTTCTAAGTTTTGGACGCCAGGAAGAGAGATACCCACACTTTCTGCTACCTGCTTGAGTGTCAGCTTCAGCTCTAAACGGCGTGCTTTCAGTCGTTCGCCTCGTGTTTTCATACTGTTAATCATAAACGATCTGTTTATAGCTAGCTATAAAATTTATAAATTATACCTGGCTTTAATTTAGACTTATTGGTTATAATAATTTTATGAAGCCAGAAGAACTTATCCGCCACTTTGGCGATGTTGAAAAAGCTGCTGAAGGCGTAGGTGTGACACCTTGCGCGGTCTACCAATGGCTGGCTGCAGGAGTCATCCCCCCTCTTCGGCAAAGCGATATAGAAGTCCGGACGGCCTATCAACTGAAAAGTGATTTCACTGTTCGTCGTGTTGGTAAGGAAGGTGATGGTCATGGAGCTGAATAACATACGCATGTGGGTATCTACGGCTCTTTCCGACATTCACTACCTTCAGCGCGGGATCCTTGAAGTTCAGTTAGAGCAGCTGCGTCTTGCCAGTTCTGACAGATTCACTGATAAGCCGACCCGGACAATTTATATAGGAGAGAGTGAAGTCTATGAAATTTCTGTTCCTGCCGATCCGGTTCGTTTTCACGCTGGGAAAACTTTTAAGCAATCCTCAATGCTGCTGACTGAATTAGATTTTGCTACCACCAGCTGGCGCAGAGCTATTGGGCAGTTAAACCGAGAGGAAACAGCATGGTTATATTATTGCTATGGCTGTAAACCTGATTACAACAACGACGTGATTATTTGCCAGTGGCTATGGCTTGATTTTTTAGTTGCCCATTCGAAGTCCGGATTTAAAAAGATGAAAACGGCAACTAAAAAAAACATGTGGAAATTGACGTATAACAGTATTCAGGAAGTTAAAGCCGAAATTATCCGCAATGAACCTCCAGACGAAAAATACGAGGATGAGCATTTTAGTTATTTGCTCAATATATCGGTTGATAGCTGGAGAAAAGATTACAAAAAACGCTGGTCATTATTGAAATCACGATGTCTTTATCTGAATAAAACCGCATTGCTTAATGCGGCGGAGAAACGTAGTGAAATCATTAACCTCAATAGGACAGGAAGTCCCAACCTGCCTGTGCCAGCAGATTATGCACAGGAAACCAGGTAGGCCAGAGCTTAGGTATTCAGGAGTCCGGAAAGAGTTCATCATCTGGTGCCCTACCTGTAACTATCGTACTCATCCGGACACGAACCGACAGGCAGTTATCACAGAGTGGTATTTGTCTAATCAGCCAGGAAATAAGCATATAGAGAAAATATGGCTTAGACGCTACATGGAAATCAGAGAGGGTGCGACCGCGGTCGCACAGGATGATAATGAAAACACCATTTAAGCAAGGCCCAATGTCTTTTAAAGACGCAGAAGATATTTCCAGAATTTACAGAAAGCAAGGCCGTGAAGTTTTTATCGCTGATTCTTTCGATAAAAAAGGTGAATACTTTGTTTATGTTCACCTGCCTGAGTTAAGAAAAGAGCCTGTTCCATCACGGACATTTCAACAAAAAATTTGGGAGTGATCATGTTTAATACGCAAAAGAAGATTTTAAGCATAATTATGGAAAAGTGGATTAATGGCAGTTACGTCATTATCGACACTGAAACCACGGGGTTAAAAGTTGATGATGAAATCATTGAAATAGCAATTATTAATATGCGTGGTGATGTATTACTTAACACGCTTGTTAAACCAGTTAATCCCATTCCTCCTGAAGCGACAAAAATTAACAATATCACTAATGAAATGGTCGCCAGCGCGCCTGTATGGCGTGATGTGTTTCCTTTGGTGAAAGATATCATTTCAAACTATAAGTGGCTGGCCTGGAATTCTCGTTTCGATGCCCGAATGATGGTCCAGACCTGTGAAAAAGCCGGTGTTTTTGCAGGTATGACGCCCTTATCCATTTCCTCAATAGCTACGGCTATCCATACCAGCCACATCGACGCAAAAGCGACTTATGACCAGTGGTACGGTGAATTTGACAGCAAGCGAAATAACTTCAAACGGCAGAGTCTGGCCACCGCTGCAGAACGCCACAATGTGTCAGTTAAAGGCGCACACAGAGCGCTGGCTGACTGCCTGATGGTTCTTGGTGTTTTGAATACTGTATGCCAGCCCCAGGATAAGGGGGAATGAATGGGAACAAAAACCATTTGGGATGGGAAAGACCTTCCTCCCATCGGCTGTCAGGTACTAATTAGCCTGGCTTCTGTGGGTATGCGTCCATATGAAGTTACTGGTTATGAGGTAAGGCGATCAGTAAACGAAGTGCAATACCCAGCCTGGCTTTATGTGGTGAAAATCAAAGTTAAATCGTCCGATGGAAAGTCAACAAATGAGCGCTTTCTTAATGAAGTTTTCCCTCTGGACTGGCGCGAGGATTGACCATCATGAGACTGAAAATGAATACGCCAGATGATTCGGTGATTGTCGAAACCAACCTGGTGACGCAGTTCTATCCAGACCACGAAAGCGGCGGCGAGTTGACTACTATCGAGACAGTTTCGGCTACTGGAGAAACTTTCTCTGTGAAGGTCAAGCATTCGTTTTATCAAGTGGCACATGCGCTGGCTACAGCCTGGAGCGTCGATGAAAAGAAAGCTGAAGGAGCTGCATCATGAGCAAAGATGAGAGAAAAGACCTTCACCTTTGGTTTGGGTTGTCATACGCAGCATTTCTTGTGATGCCGCGCGTTGCAATGATGCAAATGCCGGAAGAGTGGCAGGAGAAAATGGCCGAGTTGCTCAATCAGTATGATGAAACCATTGATACAGCAGCATTTGGCGTAAAAGGCTGCAGAGTTAATGCGTTAACTGGCGACGGAAAGCTAATGAAAATGCCGGAAGAATTATTGAATTACCGCCACCCACAGCCAGAAACGATCGCGGCGCTTTTACTGCCAAAAGGTGAGGGCTAACCAATGACAACTAACCACCCTGCACACGGTCCTGCATCACTCGATCGCCTGCACCAGATACGCGAAATACTCAGCAAAGCAGCAGCACAAAGTGACGGCGGTAATCTCGGCTACGCAATGGCTGATGCTGTAAAGGTGATTGATGAAGTGCTGGAACTTCGCACAGCCAGAAACAACCAGTGCTGTCACGGTGCTCTCGATAATGAGGATGGTGTCATTACCTGTCAGTCATGCGGTAAGGAATGGAATATATGAACAATAACAAACTAACAGATGAAGAAATCACTGAGCTGGCCTTAAAATTATTCGATGGTTCCAGCTTTTATTTTCAAAGTGGCCGACGCCCCGGCGCAAAAACTATGGCTGAATTGCTGAATAAAGCGGCCTGCGCTGTCGCAGAGCTACAGCAACGTCGCCAAGCCGATAAAAATTGCTTTATGTACGGCATTGCCGACCCCGATGGTAAGCCATATCTGGATGAGTTTTGCGTATCGAGCGACCTGGGATTAATAGAAGATGAAGTGTCGGCGCTGAATGATACCTTTGAAACTGACGATTATCGCGTCGTGGCGCTGTATACCGTATTACCACTAACTGATAACGAACGCGAAGAGCTGCAGAAGTGTCGCCAGTTTGATTTGCGTGAAAAAGTTCGCGCCGATCATGCTGTGTGGGCGGATAAAACTTTCGGCAGTATAGGTCCTATTGGGCCACTAAAACACCTCTCTAAAGAAGCGCTGGAAGCCGCAGCTGCTCCAGGCGACCTTAGCGAATGGGCTGATATGCAATTCCTGTTATGGGATGCGCAACGTCGTGCCGGTATCAGTGACGAGCAGATCACCCAGGCGATGGTAGAAAAGCTGGCCGTTAACAAAACCCGCCAGTGGCCGGAGCCGAAAGATGGTGAGCCGCGTCTGCATATCAAAGAGGTGGCAAAATGACCACTGTTACCAAAGAACGTCTGACAAAAATCCTGATTGAGACGATGGCACTGATTAAGCAGCGCTCATCGTGTACTGGTGATTCATCTGGCATTAGCACCGAGGTTAATGCAGAGCTTTTTGCCGAAATTACGCGCATGGCGCTGGCATCGCTGGATGCTGTTGCTTCATACCCTGAAAAGCTGCCATGCCCTGTGTTTTTTGAGCCTGGGTTACGGTTTAGTAAAGGGGTTACAACGTCACTCATGCTGGATGCTCTACAGCGCCGCGCAGAATACCACGCCGAGCTTGACGCTATGACGCCGGAACAGCGAGCAGAGCATGATGCTGGAATTGCTGAATTTAAAGCGATGCTTGGACAGCCGATCATAACGGATAACGTTGGTTTGATAACGGATAAGCAGCCAGCGCCGGTGATGGTTGCTGAATGTGAGATTTGCGGTAAAGGCTGTACCAATGCCAATCATCCTATGAAAGCGGTTGCGGTTGAGCCTCCGCTGAATGTCTCAGAGAGAGCAGAGCTCGAGGCTTTTCGTCGTGCGGCTTGCAATCATGGTTTTCCCCCAGGAGCACATACACAGGGAGTTGTAGGGTGTGAAAAATGTTGTGGTCGTAGAGTCATGATTTGGGAGTTAGGAGGAGGTCACACCCATCAAATACCGGGTTTGAAGCAAGAAGAAATCACACCAGGTATGGCGCTGCATCTTGGGATTGGCAGCGACGGCACCAACGGTAAAGCACTTGCCAGAGGAGATACTTTTGCCAACGAGCTTGTAACTAAGGATGGTTCGGAGGATTCAAAACGTCTTGATTGGTTAGATGCCCAGAATAAAAGGCTTAATGAGTATTACAGAACATCATACGGCTGGAAATTTGACGCAAATTTCCAGAGGAACGCCATGATGCTCAATGATAGCAACTATCCAGTACTGACTGTTCGCCAGGCCATTGATGAGGCTATCGCAGCAGCAACTAAAAAGGAGGGAGCCTAATGGCCATGACCCCAGCAGAACGGCAGAAGCTACGCCGTGAGAGATTAAAGAAATCTGGTACCAGCCGACGCGACTGGATCCTTGAACCAGAAGAACTTCGAATGCTAGCTGAGATTTGTGTACAGCGCCGTCCAGGCAGAACCCCATATTCCGAAAATGAGGTTATTGGGTTACTGATTAGAAAAAACTACAAAGAACTTCAGAAAACCCTTACCGGCTCCTGCCAGCGATGCGGTCAGAAGTTTCCAATATCTGAATGTATTTGTGACGGTGATGGTTCATGTGCGTTAACGACAATCCGTCTGAAACTCGCTATCAAAGCGTGACTGGTCACGGAGGGTAAAAAATGGATAAGGTGACATTACTTTTAGATAAGCTACAACAACGAACTAAAAGCAGTCTGGCCAGTGGCGGTGATGGCTTTGTTTTTGCGTCAATGCTGGCGTTTGATGTCGGTCTGAACACGAGGACGATACGCGGGATACTGGATGCCGAAGTATCCCGTGGTGCTCTTGAAAAGAAAGAACGAGGTACAGGACGCGCGCATAAATATCGTACAATTCAGTGAGTTGAATCAAATTTTTTTGTAAATTCAGCTATATCGTTTGCGAATGTAACTGTATTTTTATACAGTATAAACAATGTTGGTAAGGATAATGGTAGACAATTCGATGGCAGAAATGGTCGTATCAGGTTGTGAAAAATTGGATGCCCAACTAAGCGATCTCGATGCTGTTCTTGATATGGTTAGTATCGCGATAGCTTCGCCGGAGGCCAGTCTGCATCTTAGGGAAGTGAACCTTATGCTCCACATGTCCCGCAGGATGGTGAGTACGTGTCGGGATTTAAATGCAGCTGAAGGAAGATCCATCCATCCAACCAATTAAATAAAAGAAAAAGGTGAGAATTTTCTCACCTTTTTTCATTCTGTTCCGTCACTGCCGCGCAGCGGCAACAGACACGCCGATATTTTTGTTCAGCTGATGCAAGGCCAGCTCAATAGTTTCGGCCTTTGAAGAGTGCTCAACGTCCAGCAGGCGATCAATCTGAGTCCCACTTTTCCCCAGCTTGCGGGCCAGCTCGGCTTTGCGCGTTCCTGTTTCAATCATGGCGTTGTGTAGTGCCGCTTTCATTGCGGGGAGAACGGGAAGATAAACAACGTACTCCCCTTCTTGTGGTTCGCTACCCTGTGGAACGGGGCGTCGTTCTTCAATCTCAATAGCAACCGCAGCCACTAAGCCATAACTTGCCTCAAGCAGCGCCTCTTCTACGGAATAGCCTACAGAGTTCATCAGGGGTAAATCTCTGCAGGAGACTATATACGCACCGGTATCAGTGTCGTATTCCAATTTTACCGGGTAGTTGAACATACAGATCCCCTCACGCGTGTTGTTGCTGAAAAAGGCTGGGGCTTAAAGCCCCAGGTCCTTCATTATTTTTTTCCTTAGTGGTTCTGGCATTTCTTTAGAACCGTGGTCAGGAAAAATTGACCTCATACCGTTCAAACTGACCTTTTGGTGGCTTCCGCCTCCTGGTGCCTTTTTGAACTCGGCCCCCTGCTGAACTAGCCAGCGTCTGAACTCCGAATATTTCACAAGCTTCCTTATGTAACTTCTTCTTCGTGGGCAAAACAATAATAACATACAAGATGGAAAACACAACAAATAAATATAAAAAAACATCATAAATGTGTATAAAAAGACTGGATGTGTTTAGCGATGAGAGTTACAGTTCGTGTCATTGAAGCAAAGCAATAACCGATAACCAGATGAATTTAGAGGGAATTATGAATTATCAAGGCAACGAAAAAATGCGACAGGACGCAGCAGACATTTCTAACGAACTGTATGAACTCTGGCAGAAAGTAAAACGGTTTGAACGTGAATACAGCTTTAACAGCGACAACCTGACCGACCGCCTGGCAGGTCGCCTGGTTGGAACAATGGAACCGAAATTAGCCGACCTAAACAGCTTTATGGCCAATGTTGATTACCAGTTTGAAGATTAAGGAGAGGACCATGAACGTTAAAAAAATTCGCGAAACAATGACTGAAGCGGCTTTAAGTGTTGAGGGGGTTATGCGGGGCCACCCTCGCATTTCCTTGCCAGAGTTAAGCGAAGCCTGCGGTATCAGCGCCTCTTCTGTAGAGTTGATTGTAGAGCAAATGGTTATTTTTGGAGTTGCGCAGCGCGGCGCTTTCGGGCGTTATTCCCTGACCACAGAATATAAAAACGGGCAATTTTGAAAATCGTGCGACCACGGTCGCACGAACTAAAAACGAAAAAGGTTGGCAAAATAGCCTTTTTTAGGTATCGTTTTTCTAAGTTGGGATTTTTACGCCTGACTACTAATAACCGCCGCCAGGCGGTTTTTTTGTGCCTGAAAAGTGGGCGCGGGATAAGTTGCAGCTCATCCCGCAGTAAACCCATAACCTAGCTATAGGCTAAACCCTAAGCCCACCCGCGATGCGCATCGCCGGGTTAGCTTACCCAGGCAAAACCATAATAGCCATGTTAAAAACCATTAATATCAAGGAAGCGCAGCTCGTTTGCGCAGATTCTCTGCAATTTATTAAAACCATCCCAGACAGTTCAGTGAACCTGATCGCAACTGACCCACCCTATTTCGGCGTAAAGGCGAATTCATGGGATAACCAATGGGAAAGCGATGCTGATTTCCTGGGCTGGCTTGATGAGTTTCTGGCAGAGTTCTGGCGAATATTGGCCCCTAATGGAAGCCTCTACATGTTCACTGGCTCACGGCTTGCGTCCAATATCGAAATCCTTACTCGTAACCGTTTTAATGTGTTGAACCATATCACCTGGGCAAAGCCTAGCGGTGTCTGGAAGCGATGCCACAAAGAAGATCTACGCGGTTATTTTCCTGCAACTGAGCGCATCATATTTGCCGAGCATTATGGCGCATCTGGTTATGCGAAAGGCCAGTCGGGATATGCGAGTAAGTGTGCAGACCTGCAGAGAGATATTTTCTCACCGCTTATTGAATTGTTTGCATCAGCGCGTCGTCAGCTGGGCATCTCGGCAGCTGATATCAATGCAGCAACGGGAAAACAAATGTGTTCACACTGGTTTTCTTCGTCGCAGTGGCGACTACCGGCGCTGGCTGATTTCAACAAGCTGCAGGCGTTGTTTCAGTGCCGCGCAGATTCGCTGGGTGTCCCTTGCCCTCCTCCGTTTGATGTTGGGTATGGTGAACACCAGCAACATTACGCAGACCTGAAGCAGCGCTATGAGGCTGTCAAACTTCAGTATGGCGACCTTAAAGCACAATACGAAAACCTGCGGCGTCCGTTCTCTGTAACCGCTGATGTTCCCTATACCGATGTTTGGGAGTTTCCTCCGGTACAGTATTACCCTGGAAAGCATCCATGTGAGAAACCGGCAGCGTTGATGGAGCACATCATCAAAAGCAGTTCTCGCCCTGGCGATGTTGTTGCTGATTTCTTTATGGGATCCGGCTCAACAGTAAAAGCAGCACTAAAGCTGGGCAGGAAAGCTATCGGCGTTGAACTTGAAGAGGAGCGATTCCTCCAGACGGTTAACGAGATAGAAAAACTTTAACCAACCAACAGCCTCGCTTAGTGCGGGGCTTTTTATTGCCCGCCGCGCGGGATGGCGGAGCTATGACAACGGCAATTGAGTATACAAATCCCGATCTCTGGCTGGTCTTGCTCATGTTGATTGCTGGGGCGATTTCCAGCGCCTTGCTTTCTGATACCCCCATTAACATGCGCCGGCTTCTTGGTGATGTTCTCCGGGGAATTATCGTCGCCATCCTTCTTTGGTCCTACGGTGCGCTGGGCAACTTTTCCATTTTAAAAGTAATCACCATTGCTGGTCTGTCAGCTATTGCATGGCCACATACCGTCAATGAAATCACGGGTTTTGCGAAACGAACAATCAGCCGGATATTCGGCGGGAGAAACAAACGATGAATTATGGATTGGCAAATAAACGGGATGCAGTCCTGTTTGCTGAGGCTGTATGTAACGTTATCGGTGGCGGTAAAAATAACAGTGCTGTTTTGCTCTGCGTCGAAACAGCCGCAGCCGAAACGCTATTGGGTGACTTTAAAGACCCGACACCAAACGGTGCAGGAACAGGGCTAACGCAAGTCGATTTTGGAACCTTTGAATGGCTTCGCGATAAATATAAAAACAGCCGTTATTCCAGTGTTCTCTTAAAAGAATTCGGCGTTGACTTAGGCCGAACGGTGTATCAGGAGCTTAAAACATCGCCACTGCTGGCCATGCTCTTTTGTCGTTTACGTTATCTGGCAGTTTCCGAACCTATCCCACAGACCAGAGAAGGCAGAGCCGCCTACTGGAAAAAGTATTACAACACTTCTGCAGGCAAAGGTACGCCGCAGGATTATCTCAATAAATGCCAACGTGCAGGCGTTGATGCGCTGTTCACGTAGTGAGCCGTAAGGAGTGACTATGAAAAGTTTAAAACGAATGGCTAAAGCATGGCTACTGATGAACGTTACTTTCGCCCTGCTCGTTATGGCCACACAGCCGGCACTGGCCAGCGATAGTCTGGATCTGGATTCCATTATTAATGCCCTGCCAGCGGGCTGGGGAAGTGTCGTAGCCGGTGTATTTATTGTGTTGTATGCGGTGGCGCAGCTGCGTGCCGTTCTTCCCCCTTCTGTTACCAGCAAAATCCCGACAGTGATTATGAAAATCCTTGATTTTGTTGCAGCGAACTATGCCCACGCCCGTAATGCCGATGCGGTAAGCAAAGCAGCTAAGGAGGCAGCAAAGGCGGGGGACCATCTGATGATGAGTATCGTGTGATGGTAGAGACAGCAAAGAACAAAGGAGAACTGCGTGGAAGCCGCATTGAGAGCGCTGGCGATTATCCTGGAGATGATAGGCCAGGCAGTAAAAGCACGAAGTGAAGATGAGCGACAGCAGAGGATAGATTATGCGCGGAATAATCCCGCTGATTATCTGCGTCGTTTTGGCAGGGTGCGGGATGTCTCCCGCACTCACTCCGATGCTGAAGCCGGCGCAATGCGCAGCGGAAAAACCGACGATTGATATTGTTCATTTAGACGGGTACTTCGTTATATCTGATGACGATATGGGAAAGTTGACCGGATATATTGCCGCACTTGAATCTGGCTGTGTTGCTCCTAAATGACAACCAAATTTTAGAGCAGAAAATGAAAGTTTATATCGCCGGTCCCATGACCGGGTTGGATAATTTTAATCGTGATGCTTTCAATAAAGAGGCGGACCGTCTATCTCGTCATGGCCACACGGTATTAAACCCAGCAACGTTGCCGAATGGCCTGGAGCAACGTGAATATATGGATATTTGCTTCGCGATGCTCCGCTGTGCAGATGCCATTCTTTTGTTACCCGGTTGGAAGACCTCAGCAGGTGCAACTGCTGAATATCACTATGCGTACAAAATGGATCTACCGGTTTATTCAACACAGAAATATCCTCCGGTAGCAGCAAAATAATAAAGGGAATAATGAGCGCGTTTTACAATGAAATAGATGGATACCCAGCAACCTGGCTAAATAACTTGATCGCAAATGGTTTAATTGCCGATGGTGTTGTTGATGAGCGTTCAATTGTTGAAGTAGTTTCTTCGGATGTTATTGGAAAGACGCAGTGTCATTGGTTTGCCGGGATTGGTGTATGGAGCTATGCCCTGCGTTTAGCGGGCTGGCCTGATAGCCGCCCTGTATGGACAGCAAGCCTGCCCTGTCAGCCCTGGAGTTCTGCAGGGAAAGGAGGAAAATTTGAAGACGAGCGACATCTCTGGCCAGTGTTTTTCCAACTCGTTAAAGAGTGCCGCCCTCCAGTCATATTTGGTGAACAGGTTTCAAGCAAGGACGGCCTCGAGTGGTTCTCAGCTGTACAAGCTGACCTGGAAAATGCGGGATATGCCGTTGCGGCGGTTGATACATGCGCAGCGAGCGTCGGTGCGCCGCATATCAGACAACGACTCTTCTGGATGGCCTACGACTACAGCCAGCAATACCAAAACAGCGATAAAAGATGTATTGAAAATAATGGCAAGGAAAGCAGCAGGAAGACAGTCGAACCTGCAGGATGTAGCGGTACTTGCCGGATGGAACACCCCAACAGCCAGCGACAGCAAAGGCGGCTATGTAGGCGGGAGGATCCGGAACGGGAAATTATCTACCGACCGCCTGGATGTAACCTCGCAACTGGCCAGCTGGCCAGAGAACAAAGAACTGCAGAACTTATTGCAGACATTAACCATCCCTTACGGCCCATGCCGGTTGACTCATTCTGGCGAGATACTGACTGGCTCTTCTGCCAGGATGGAAAGTGGAGGCCAGTTGAACCCACATCATTCCCGTTGGCTCATGGGGTTGCCGGTAGAGTGGGCCAATTGCGCGCCTATGGCAACGCGATAGTAGCGCCATTAGCCGCAGCATTTATTTCCTCAGCAACCAGCGCTATTCAGGCATTTGAATCTGATTTAAAGAGTGCGGGCCGCAATCAATAACGCACCAACTAAAAGTAGTGTTCCGCTTCCGTGCGACCACGGTCGCACGCTTTTTTCTACCTTCAGGAAAATAAGAATGCCCCCGCGCGCTAAACGCCCCTGCCGACACAAAGGATGCGCGGCAATAACTAATGATGCCAGTGGATACTGTGAACAACACAGGCAGCAGCATGCCGGTGATGGCTGGCGTAACTATCAGGCAGGTAAGAGCAGGCAGGAACGTGGGTACGGTCGGCCCTGGGAAATAATACGGGAGCGTATCCTACAGCGTGATCAATACCTGTGTCAGAACCATCGCCGGCAGAAGATAGCGAAGAAAGCGACCAGCGTTGACCACATCATTCCAAAAGCTCATGGCGGCACTGATGACGATTCCAATCTTGAGTCGTTGTGCTGGGAATGTCACAGAGCGAAGACGGCAAGAGAGCGCTTATGATAATGTCATCAGTGGCTAGGGTAGCTCCCGAAAAGCGGCATCGTCACCGCCTGCCATTGATAATCGGACGAACAACTAAGACGAGGTTGTAATGAAAATTCCATTGGTCGGTGGTCCTTATGATGCGAAGGTTTTCGACATCGATGTAGACAGAAACGGAACGCCCGAACTTGAAGTGCTGACCATGCCGCGTCAGACAACTATTGAAGAAGGGCGCATCGAACTTCTGGCCGACGCTCCGATGGTTCCAGTAACTTTCTTGCTCTACCGATTAGTCCGGGTTACTGAGAAAGAATTGGTTAATGGACGCCTGTGTGATATTCCAATGAAATGGCATTGGGAGTATCACTATGAAGGCTGATTATTGGATCAGTGTTGATGAGCGTCTTCCGGAACATCAAGACGGAAAATGGTCTAAAGACGTTATAGCTCTTAGTGATTCCGGAGATGTGTTCAGGCTGGCTTGTATGGGTAGCTACTGGCAACGAACACAAGCATTCATTGATTCAGGGGCAACGAAGATAACGCACTGGATGCCACTGATATATCCAGAATAGAAAAATAGGTCGCGAAAGCGGCCTTTTTTATTGGAGGTCATGATGGGTTATACCCGCTGTACTTATTGCGGTTCGGGATTACATACCCGAGCTAACTGCCCAAAAACATGGGGTGGTTCATCCCGCCGCGCCAACCTGCGCTGCGGTTATTGTGGTCACTCCGGGCATAACTCTAATGCCTGCCCACACAATGCGAGCAGTGGTCGTCGGCGCAGCCTGAATGATGACTTCCATCTTGATTGATGCCGGCACAGGCCAGGGGGTAGGGGGGGTAAAATCCCTGCCCCCTTTCGCGCTTCAGGACTGCCGCTCCCGGTAGATTTTTGCGCGTGAGAAATAAGAAATTTTTTTTTGAGCATATTTAGAGGTGTTTCGACATGGGATCAGGAGTGAGAGCACCTGGCGGCGGTCGTAAGTCGAATAACACAGGAACGCAGGTTAGTTCTCTTACAAGAGCCGTTTCCCCGCCTGATGAGCTTCTTGGTGAAATGGCTGTTGATGCCTGGCGACGAACGTGCAAAATCCTGATCAACAGGGGTACGTTCGAGATGGAAGATTGTTATTTGCTGATGGAATACTGCAATACAGTGCAGCTTCTATACGACGCAAATCAGGAAATTAAAAGCGATGGTATTGGCGACGACACGGCTGCAGGCGGACAAAAGCTGGGCGCGGCGGTTAAGGCCAGGAGCAAATATATCAGCGAACTTATTCGTCTCAGTGTTGTGTTGAAACTGGACCCCAACAGCCGCGTCAGGAAAAAGCAGCCAGGAGATAACACCAACCCAGGAAACGAATTCGACGAATTTTAATTGGGACTTTAGTCCCTTTTTTATGGGTGGAGTATATGGCGGCATACCCGAGCGTCAATCTGGCGAACGCTTATGCACGCGATGTACTAAGCGGGAAAATCCTCGCATGTCGATATATCAAACTGGCATGTCAGCGCCATTTTGATGACCTGAAAAAATCACTGGATAAGAACTACCCCTATCAATTCAACAGGGATTTAGCTGAACGTGCATGCAGATTCGTTCAGTTGTTACCCCATTCCAGCGGGGATTTAGCCGGGCAAAAGTTGATACTGGAACCGTGGCAGAGTTTCATTTTCTGCTCAATTTTTGGGTGGGTAACAAAAACAGATAAAAAGCGTCGGTTTCGCGAAGCGTATATCCGGGTAGCCAGGAAAAATGGTAAGTCATTTTTTGCGGCCGGGATTGGCACTTACATGTTTTGCGCTGATGGTGAAAACAGTGCAGAAGTTTATTGTGGTGCCACGACTATGGCGCAGGCAAAGAAGGTTTTCACCCCAGCCAGGCAAATGGCGGACCGATTACCTTCTCTCCGGGCTAAATTTGATATCTCAGTATGGGTGGACAGCCTGACCCGCCCTGATGGTTCCGTATTCGCACCAATGGCAGGGAAACCTGGCGACGGTGACAGCCCGCATTGCGCGATTATTGATGAATATCACGAGCATGATACGGATCACATGTATGAAGCGATGACGATGGGGATGGGGGCGCGTTCTCAGCCACTAACACTCATTATCACGACTGCAGGTACATCTCTTGAATCACCATGTTATGACAAAGACAAAGAGGTAAAAGAGGCTCTCAGCGGCATAGTCAGCAATGAGCGTCTGTTCGGCATGATTTACGAGCTGGATGATGGCGATGACTGGACTGACCCTAAAAACCTGATTAAAGCGAACCCCAACCTTGATGTTTCCGTCAAGTACAGCGATTTGGTTGAGTTATTGGAAGTCGCAAAACAGGTCCCGCGTAAGGTAAATGCCTTCAAAACTAAACGCCTCAACATCTGGGTGTCTGGTAAGTCGGCGTACTACAACATGACGCAATGGCAGGCGGCGGAAGATAAGTCTCTGCGGTATGAAGATTTTGCTGGCGAGGATTATTACCTCGGTCTGGACCTTGCGCGCCGTCTTGATCTTAATGCCGGCGTTGGTGTTTTTGTCCGGGAAATCGAAGGCAAAAAGCACTACTACTGCGTAAGCCCGAAATTTTGGGTACCTGAAGATACAATCAACAGTACGGATCCGAAAGAAGCTAAAACTGCTGATCGTTATCGTAAATTCAAAGAAATGGGTGTTCTGGAGGCAACAGATGGAGCAGAGGCAGATTATCGCGAGATTCTGGCCAGCATTATCGACCTGCAGGACATCCATAAGGTTCGTATCAGCGAGATCCCCATAGACCCTAGCGGAGCAACAGCGCTCAGTCATGAGCTTCAGGATAACGGTTTTGAACCGATTTCCATCCGGCAGGATTACACCAACATGTCTCCACCAATGAAAGAGCTTGAAGCAGCGCTCGCCGGTGGACGCTTCCATCATGACGGAAACCCTGTTCTGTCGTGGTGTATCAGCAATGTCATCGGAAAAATGATACCGGGTAGCGATGATTCAGTCCGACCAACGAAAGGTGACAAACAGTCAAAAATTGACGGCGCAACGGCGCTTCTTATGGCCATAGGTCGTGCAATGCTGAATGGCCGGGCGAGTAATTCATCCGTTTACGACGAGGAAGATGTAGCATGCTAATGACGTTCTTAAGTTTTTTTATCGGCCTCGCCGGAGCCATATTACTGTCTGCCGGCGCCTGGCTTATTTTGCCTGCAGCAGGTCTTATCACTGGTGGTTTAATCTGCCTGCTGTGGTCCTTTTTAATCGCGAAATCAATGTCTGCCGGCGTAATAAAATCGGGGGGTGAATAATGTTCATTCCCCAGATGTTTCGGGGTAAATCTCAGTCTGGTGGTGGCTTCTGGCAGACTATGCTGGGTGGTGTGAGTTCCAGCCAGAGCAAAGCGGGAATAATGGTCACACCTGAAACTGCGATGGCGCTATCGGCGGTCCGCGCATGTGTAACGCTTCTGGCAGAATCGGTGGCGCAGCTGCCGTGTGAACTTTACAGGCGAGGTGCTAACGGAGGCCGTGAACGTGCGACTGACCACCCTGTTTATGATCTGATACATTCCCAGCCCAATAAAAAAGACACCTCGTTTGAATACTTTGAGCAGCAGCAGGGCCTGCTCGGGCTGGAGGGGAATTGCTACTCGATCATCGACAGGGACGGGAAAGGGTATCCCCGCGAATTAATCCCGGTTAATCCCAAAAAAGTCATCGTCCTGAAAGGGCCTGACGGGATGCCCTATTATGAACTCCCCGAAATTGGCGAAACGTTGCCAATGCGCATGATGCATCATGTGAAGGTTTTCTCGCTGGATGGTTATATCGGCAGTTCTCCAATCCAGACGAACGCCGACGTTCTTGGGCTAAGTCTGGCAGTGGAAGAGCATGCTTCTCAGGTTTTTCGCCGTGGCTGTACGATGAGCGGCGTTATTGAGCGCCCAAAAGAAGCCGCGACAATCAAAAGCCAGGATGCTATCGACCGCCTGCTGGCAAAGTGGACGGACAGATATTCCGGCGTCAGAAACGCCTTCTCTGTTGCATTGCTTCAGGAGGGGATGAGCTACAAGCAGTTATCTCAGGACAATGAGAAAGCGCAGCTGTTGCAGTCCCGCCAGTGGGGGGTGGAGGAGGTGTGCCGGCTCTATAAAATTCCGCCGCATATGGTGCAGATGTTGGCGAAAGCCACGAATAACAACATTGAGCACCAGGGACTGCAGTTTGTGATGTACACGCTGTTAGCCTGGCTGAAGCGTCATGAAGGCGCATTAATGCGCGATCTGCTTTTACCCAGCGAGCGCGGTGATTTGTACATTGAATTTAATGTTTCTGGCCTGCTGCGCGGGGATCAGAAGTCACGCTATGAATCTTATGCGTTAGGCCGTCAGTGGGGCTGGTTATCGGTTAATGACATTCGCCGCATGGAGAACCTTCCCCCTATCGCCGGAGGTGACAAATACCTGACGCCTCTGAATATGGTCGACAGTGCGAGCATTTTGCCCGGAAATAACAAGCCTACAGCGCAGCAAATGACGGAAATTGAAGCCATTCTGGCGAGAGCGTAAAGCAATTCTTCATCATTATTACAGGCTGACTAATGAAATATATCTTCTCTATTGGCGTGGACATACTTGTTCTCGTCAGCATTGTCATGGGTTTTTACTTAGGAAATGAATCCCTTCTGAACATTCCACATTTCATTGGGTGGTTTGTCGGGATTGTCAATTTACAGGCTCATTTAAGTACGAAATCAAAAGAGGGAATGGCGGAAAAATATAAATCGCAGCCACTTTTATTCCGCATATATGACGTTTTGACTGACGTTATTTTTGTGAGCTTCTGTGCCTATCAGGGGTGGATGTTTATGGCCGCTGTTTATTCAGCAGCTGCATGCCTTAAGGCTGAATTTAAGCATTCGATGGAAAAGAAAATATGCAAAAAATGATTAACCTGCCGCACCTCGCTCAGATGGTCTTCGGTGTTCCTCACTATGTGACACAGCAGACGATGGACGCAGTGAAAGCGGTTTTACTTCCCCGCATTCAGGGAACGGTGACAGACCCAGCCATCACGATGGCGTTAAATCCAGATGATTCGCCATCCCCTGAAGATGTTCAGCCAGCAGGGGGTATTGCTGTGATACCTGTTCACGGGATACTGGTTCCTCGTCGCGGGCAAATTACAGCGATGTGTACCGAACTGACGAGTTATGAGCGTATCCGCAGCCAGCTGCATTCAGCATTAAATGACCCCTCCATCAGTGAAATTGTTCTGGATATCAATTCCGGAGGTGGTGCAGCGGCAGGTTGCAAAGAGCTGGCGGATTATATTTACCAGTCGCGAGAAACGAAACCGATCACCGCGATTGTGAATTTCAACGCTTTTTCTGCTGCGTATTTCATTGCTTCAGCATGCAGCAAAATCGTCATCAGTCAGACCAGCGGCGTCGGTTCCATCGGCGTCATCATGGAGCACCTGGATACGTCAAAGCTGGAAGAAAACGTGGGGGTAAAATTTACTGCGCTATACCGGGGAGATAACAAAAATAATGCAACGCCACATGCACCGTTGAGCGAATCGGCCCTTGCAATGATCGACAAAATGCTCGACGACATGTACGAAATATTTACCTCATCAGTTGCCGAATATCGTGGCCTCAAACAGCAGGCAGTCGTTGATACTCAAGCTGGTCTGTATTTCGGTGGCGATGCCATTTCTGCTGGTCTTGCCGATGAAATATCGGATCCTCAGTCTGCGATTAATGCCATTGCGGCAAAGTACAAACAACCTCAACAAACCACTTCCATAAAGTTGCAGGCCGCCGCGATGGACCTGCAAACCAGAATGTGACCCGGCGCTAACGCGTCATTACCAGAAAGCAGCCTGTTGGCTGCTTTTTTTATGCCAAAAAGAGAGAAAACTATGCCACAGATTGAAGAATTACGTCGTCAGCGTGCGGGTATTAATGAACAGGTACAGGCCCTGGCCACGATTGAAACTACCGGTGGAACGCTGACAGCGGAGCAGTTAACCGAATTTGCCAGCCTGCAGCAGCAGTTCACGGATATCAGCGCCAAAATTGAGCGTCTGGAAGCGGCTGAACGTGCTGCAGCTCTGGTTGCCAAACCGGTTAAAGGCACACAGCATGCTCCTGGTATCAGCGTTAAGGCAGAGCCAAAGCAATATACCGGCGCAGGCATGACCCGTCTGGTAATGTCGATTGCAGCAGCACAGGGTAACGTCCAGGACGCAGCAAAATTTGCAGCTGAAGAGCTGAATGACCAGTCTGTCTCGATGGCCATCAACACTGCCGCTGCGTCAGGCGGTGTTCTTATTCCGCAAAACCTGCACAGCGAGGTAATCGAACTGCTACGCGATCGCACCATCGTTCGTAAGCTGGGCGCGCGATCCATTCCGCTGCCGAACGGTAATATGGCGCTGCCGCGTCTGGCCGGTGGTGCGACGGCGAGCTACACCGGGGAAGGCAAGGATGCGAAAGTATCCGAAGCCCGCTTTGATGATGTGAAACTCACCGCGAAAACCATGATTGCAATGGTGCCCATCTCCAACCAGCTGATTGGTCGTGCCGGCTACAACGTGGAGCAGCTGGTCCTGCAGGATATTCTGACCGCGATCTCTGTTCGTGAAGATAAAGCCTTTATGCGTGATGACGGTACCGGTGATACGCCTGTCGGTATGAAAGCGCGAGCAACCCAATGGAACCGCCTGCTGCCGTGGGAAGCTGCTGCAGAGGTTAATCTGCAGACGATTGATGCGTATCTCGACAGCATCATCCTGATGGCGATGGACGGGAACAGCAACATGATCAGCTGCGGCTGGGGCATGTCGAACCGTACTTACATGAAACTGTTCGGGCTGCGCGACGGGAACGGTAACAAGGTCTACCCGGAAATGGCCCTGGGTATGCTGAAGGGATATCCGATTCAGCGTACCAGCGCTATCCCGGCAAACCTCGGTGACGGCGGCAAAGAGTCAGAAATTTACTTCGCTGACTTTAATGATGTGGTAATCGGTGAAGACGGCAACATGAAGGTGTCGTTCTCGCAGGAAGCCTCCTACCAGGACGGGGACGGCAATCTGGTTTCCGCGTTCTCCCGTAACCAGTCGTTGATTCGCGTGGTGACGGAGCACGATATCGGCTTCCGTCATCCGGAAGGTCTTGTTCTCGGGACAAAAGTGCTGTTTTAACCTGTCCTGCACGCTGTGCGACCACGGTCGCACAGAGTAAAAGCACGTAACTTCCTAAGCCCGCAGCAGCGGGTTTTTTCTTTTCAGGAGCAAAACGATGGCTACGAAAGCAGAAAAAGCAGCGGCAGCGGCTGCTGCAGCCGGGGATGTGAAAAAACCGGATGAACTGATGCCGGAAACTACAGTGGACGGGGATGACGGTCAGAATACTGCCGCGGGTTCAGGTGAAGCAGGTGTTGATCTTACCGGAAGTGAAACAAACGGGGCTACGGGCCTGACGGGAGCAGAAGTGGCGAGGAAAGCGGTTTTTTTCCTGGGACCCTATCATCGTTATTCACGCGGTGATACGGCCTGTTTTGATGCTGAGTACGCAGAAAAACTGGTTGAACGCCATATTGCGGTATGGCCAGAAGATGCGGAAAAGGCGCTGAGTCCCCGCAAGGGAGCCGATGACCATGATACTGACATTGGATGACGTGAAAACCCAGCTCCGTCTGGAGCCGGATTTCACGGAGCATGACGGCATGCTCACTAAAATGGTGGCGGCTGCGCAGAAGAGTATTGAACGTGACTACTACTGCAAACTGGTGGGAAGCGACGACGAACTGCAGGCGCTGCCGGAAGGTGTACGCGGTTTTGTGGCGGATGAAGATATCCAGCTGGCCATGCAGTATCTGGTCGGGGATGCGTATCTGAATGGCTTCACCGGTCAGTGGCTGGAGACGGCTGCGGTCCGGCATCTTCTTTTCCCGTTGCAGGAGAATACCGTATGAGCCTGAAGCCGGAAGAGATGACCTGCCGTCTTTCGATTGGGTATATGCAATCCGGCCGGGGGCCGCTGGGTGAACATCTGCCGGAGCAGCTGGTCACGACAGGGAAAGCCTGGGCGAAGCGCGAACTGGTGTCGGGCAGAAAGGTCCGCACACTGGATCAACAGCAGGTTGTTGAAACGTGTCTTTTTACCACTCATCCGAACCTGAATATTGATATCGACTGGAAAATAACGACGTCTGACCGGATTTATACCGTTCGTAACGTCGAACGTCTTGCGGACCGCATCATCATCACGGGGGAGGCAGACGCACGTCATGATCGAGCTGGCATTAAAGACAGCGCTTGAACGCCTGACCGGGCTGGATGTTTATCCTCTGCTTCTGCCTGATGAGCTGCAGGAGGGGGTTACTTACCAGTGTATCTCCGATCCGGAGCTGTACGCCGGACTGTTGCGCACAGGCCTGATTGCGGGCCGCTTCCAGATAGCGATTCATCTGCTTAATGACTACACCCGTCTGTTACAGCTGGATAAGAAAATCAGCGCGGAATGGACTGCTATCGTGCATGGCCAGCTGGAGGGGTTTCCCGTGCAGAATGTGGTCCGGGGTGGAATACAGCAGAGTAAAACGGTACTGACCAGCGGCAATATTCAGTACCGGCTCGTGCGGGATTTCACCTTTCACTACCGGGACGCCTCACCATGATCACTATGGACGTAAAAGGGCTGGACGAGCTGGAGCGGCAGCTTACTGCGCTCGGTGAAAAGGTCGGCACGAAGGTGTTACGTGATGCAGGGCGTGAGGCGCTGAAAGTGGTTGAAGAAGACATGAAACAACATGCCGGCTTCGACGATGCGTCCTCTGCAGAGCATATGCGTGATTCCATCAAAATTCGCGCCTCCACCCGGAAAGGTCGCGGAAATACGGTGGTCACCCTTCGGGTTGGCCCCAGCAAGAAGCATTACATGAAAGCACTGGCCCAGGAGTTCGGTACGGTTAAACAGGTTGCCGATCCGTTCATCCGTCCGGCACTGGATTACAACGTCCAGCAGGTTCTGCGCATTCTGACCGTAGAAATCCGCAATGGCATTCAGAACAGGTAGCAACCGCTGCCCACTATTTAAGAGAGAATCATTATGGCTGATGAAAATAACACGCCAAAATCATCCCCTGAGTACGCGATGCTTCCTGCCGGGACGGTGGTGAAGTTCGGCGAGGTGGGGGCCGCCGTGGCGGCACTTAAACCCCTGATTAACTGTAAGGCGCTGGGCGCGACAGGTCAGACGGGGGGATTTGTCGACTGTACCACCCTGCTGGACAAGAGTAAGCAGTCAATATCTGACCTTCCGGAAGGGCCGGAGAAATCGCTGGGATTCATTGACGACCCAGGAAACGAGGATTTCACCGCGTTCCTCAATGCTGCAGAGCAGCGTAAGACCGTTCAGTTTTATATTGAGCTGCCGAACAAACGAACGGCCTCAATGATCCTCGCGCTTTCAGGCTGGCAGATGAACGAAATCACCGCCCCTGCCAGTGAAGTTATCCAGATTACGGTGCAGGGTAAGCAAAACAACATTAAATGGGGGATCGCCGCCCCGGCGCCAGATGCCGGCGCGTAATCCGTTTCCCGTTACACACCGCCTCCGGGCGGTTTTTTTTCGTCTGAAAAACAGGATACACCATGTCTGAATTTAGCCTCTCCGCACTGAAAAATGCACTGCTCAAAACGAAATCCACGCCTACTGAAACTGAAATTTTAGGCACAAAGGTTTACCTGCGTCGGCTGACGGCGGCTGAGCTTATTGATCATGAAGATGCACTCATCGAGGCGCAGACCTCTGGCAATGCCCGCATGGCGTCTGAGCTGAGCGTACAGATTGTTATCGACAGCCTGGTTCAGCCTGACGGCTCGCCAATTAAAGCCAAAGACAAACCCACGGCGAAGGAGTTGCTGGCGGCACACGATAACGTTGTGCTTCTGGATGCCATCGACAAAGTGAAAAAACACGCCATCGGTAAGCTGGAAACCGCCGAAAAAAACTGAGTGACTCGCCCTGGCTGGAGCTGATTTTCTGGCTGGCCGACCGCTGGGGCGAGCCTGACCCGTCAAAAATTGCGGCGCTTCCGGCTGACACGCTTTTCCACTGGCGTGCTTTTTTCCTCAAACAGGGCATTTTCAAAAAGCCTTCGCCAGAAGGTTCTGACAATAACCCGCCCCCTGTTAAATCACCCGCAGCAGCGAACCAGAGTCTGGATGCGCAGTGTGCGGCAGTCATGAAGGTATTAATGTAATGGGTGACGTTGCCTCTCTTGCCGTTGGGCTGCATCTGAATGCAGCGAACTTTAAATCGCAGCTGATGAGCGCCTACGGCAGCGCTGAGAGTCAGTCACGCCAGTTTAACCGCAATGCCCAGGCTGATGCGAAAAAGACGGAGGATGCCTATAAGCGTGTTTCCGCTTCGGTATCGGGGCTGGCTGGCAGGCTGGCAGGTTTTGCCGGGGCGGGATTATCGCTGGGCACTATTATCAGCACCACGCGGCAGTACAGCCAGTCGTTGTCGGATTTGCAGGCCATCACCGGTGCCACCAGTGCGCAGATGAAACTGTACGATCAGGCGGCGCAGGAAATGGGCCGCACAACGGAATACAGCGCATCACAGGCCGCTGAGGCCATTAAGCTGATGGCTTCGGCAAAGCCTGAACTGCTGAGTACCTCTGCGGGGCTGACGGCGGCGACCAAAAGCGCGTTAACGCTGGCCCAGGCCGCTGGTACCACGCTTCCGGATGCCACCCGAACGCTGGCCCTGTCATTAAACCAGTTTGGCGCGGGAGCCAGTGAAGCCGACCGGTATATCAACGTGCTGGCTGCCGGCGCGAAATTTGGTTCGTCGGAGATAGCCGACACGGCTGCTGCGATTAAAAATGGCGGGGTGGCAGCGGCACAGGCTGGTGTGGGTTTTGAAACCCTCAATGCCGCCATACAGGTACTGGCGGAGCGCGAGGTGAAAGGCGGCGAGGCCGGGACTGCGCTGCGTAACGTGATCCTGAATCTGGAGAAGGGAACCGATAAAACCCTGAAGCCTTCTGTTGTCGGGCTGAGTCAGGCGCTGGAGAACCTGGCCGGGAAAAACCTGTCAACAAAGCAGGCCGTGAAGCTGTTCGGGGTGGAAAACCTCAGCGCGGCATCCATCCTGGTGCAGAACCGCGAGAAGGTGGAGTCGCTGACCGCCGCCCTGACCGGTACACAGACCGCGCATGAGCAGGCCGAAATCAGGGTAAATAACCTGAATGGCGATCTTCTCAGCCTGACTTCGGCTTTTGAAGGTCTGATTATTAAGGTGGGACAGAGCGGAAACGGCCCGCTGCGCAGTGGTGTTCAGACCGTTACCGATGCCATTAATGGCCTGACGGATAATTTCAATACAGTAGCCAACGTTGCGCTGTATACGCTGATTCCTGTTCTGGCGACAAAACTGACGGCAGGTATCAGGGGGAACATCGGTGCCTGGGTGGAGCAGCAGCAGGCAGTCAGGGCCAGCGCGATGGCGCAGGCCGATATGGCGCGAAAAACGCTGGAAAGTACCGCTGCCACGCTGGCGCAGAATAACGCAGAATTCGGGCGTTATCGGGAAATGGAGAAAAGTGCCAGGCAATTTGGCCTTAACGTGAGTTACCAGAGCGAGTTTAACCGCTTAATCCGGCAGGAAACCGAGCAGACACTGCTCTCCACCCAGGCAAAGAGCCAGCTGAATGCTGCCAATAAACAGCTTTCCGTTTCAGCCCGCGCAGCCTCTGCAGCAGTAGGTATGGCCAGAGGGGCGCTGGCACTGGTGGGCGGTCCGGTGGGGGCGGCGATGCTTGCCGGTTCGGCGCTGCTCTATTTCCATAATCAGGCGAAGAACGCCCGTCAGTCAGCGATTGACCTGAAAAATGCTGTCGTTGAAACGAATGAAGAATTAAAAAAACTGTCGCTTAACCAGCTCAACGTGAAGCAACTGGACATTGATGAACAGTTTGAGAATCAGGTTATTCAGCGAAATAAACTGATTAAAGAAATTCAGGATGCGGACAGCCGTATTGATGGGTTGAGCGGTTTCGATCCGTTTGGACAGCTTAAAGGCGTACAGAACGATAAAACCCGCTACAAAGGGGATCTGGATGCTGTTGAGCAGGGGTTAAAACTCCTCAAGGAACGGCAAAAAATTGTCAAAGAGGCCATAGAACAGGCTAAATCAGGGAAAACCGATCCCACGCCGAAGCCGGATAAACCAGGGAATGAAACAGGGAGTGATAAACCCGATACCCCCTGGACCGGGGAAGGCGGGGATACTGGTAAGGGGCAAAAGGCGAAGGTTAACCAGTATGAGCAACTGCGGCGTGAAATCGAAGCGGCGCATGCCTCAAGTCTCGGACGTATCAACCTGCAGGAGCAGGAAAGCGCCAGAAAACTCCTTGAAGCCGCCCGCGCGGACGGGGCCAGCGAGGCTGATATTCAGAAGACGCTGCTGCTGAATGCTGAAAATTATCAGAAACAGCGCCTCGAACTGGCAGAACAGTATGCGCCGGCCAGAGCCTCTCTGACGAAAGAGCGCGAAGCGAGCCAGGCGCTGAAGTCGCTCCTGGATGCCCGTCTTCTGGATGAAAAGGAATACCAGACGGCCAGAATTACGCTGGCGCAAAGTACGGCTCGCGAACTGTTACAGGCACAGGCTGCGGCAATGTCTGCCCCTCTGATTGATATCGCCGGGACGGTTGATCCGTTGGCAGAACTGCGCAATCAACTGGCCGAGCGTCAGTCTTTGCTGCAGGCTTTTTACCAGAACGATGCGATCAACAAAGAGCAGTACGAACTGCTGAAGCAAAAGGCTGACAAGGATTCTGCGGATGCACAGTACCAGACGGCGGTGGAGCTGTATAAGTCGCAGGGGAATCTGAACAGCCTTGCTATCGGCCTGATGGAAACCACCCAGGAGCGAACCTCCAACATGCTGACCGGCATGCTGAACGGTACGCAGACACTCCGTGACGGGATGATCGGGTTGTTTTCCTCCCTGACTCAGTCGGTGATTAAAAACCTTGTCGATATGGCGGCGCAGGCGCTGATTACCAACACCATCCTGAAATCCATTATGGGCATCGGCGGCAGTCTTTTTGGCGGCGCAGCTACCGCGAGTACCGGCACGGCCATCAGCAGTTTTGGCAGCAGTTTTAGCTTTAATGCGAAAGGCGGTGTTTATGACTCACCTTCATTAAGTGCCTACAGCAACGGCATCTATGACAGCCCGACCCTGTTTGCTTTTGCAAAGGGAGCAGGTGTGTTTGGTGAAGCTGGTCCGGAAGCCATTATGCCTCTGGCGAAAACGACTGACGGTACGCTGGGTGTCAGGGCGCTGGGTGACCCGGGTTCCTCTGGTGGTGGTATGAATGGGGGGATTGCTTATTCACCTGTGTATCACATTGCCATTCAGAATGACGGGCAAAACGGGGAGATAGGGCCGCAGGCATCACAGATGCTGGTTAAGATGATCGATACGCGCGTCATGAGCATCCTGAGAACTCAGGGCCGCGATGGCGGCATGCTGGCGGGAGGATAAGTGAAAACCTTTCATTGGGCACCCAGGGAGGGGATGCCGTCTTCTGTTTCCCCTTCAGTGACAACCATAAAATTTGGGGATGGCTATGAGCAACGTCGCCCGACCGGACTCAACCATCAGTTAATTAACTTCCAGCCTGTTTTCCGGACAACGTCGGACAATTCCCGCACCGCACTTGAAGCGTTTCTGGTCGAGCACGGAGGATATAAAGCCTTTCTGTGGCGACCACCAAAATACAACCGCACGATTAAAGTTGTCTGCCGGGAATGGTCTGTTACGGACAACGTCACGTATTCTGATTTCAGCTGTAAATTTGAGCAGGTTATTGCTTAAGGATCCTTATGCAGGATATTCCTCAGAACACCCTCAACGAAACCACGAAAACCGAGCAGTCTGCCCGTATTGATTTGTGGGAAATCGACCTGACGGCTTTTGGTGGCCAGCGTTACTATTTTTCAAATGAACTGAACGAGAAGGGCGAGCCGGTCACCTGGCAGGGCCGGAAGTATGACGTTTACCCGATACAGGGAACCGGATTCGACCTTGTAGGGAAAGGGACATCTGCCCGACCGACGCTGGCGGTGTCGAACCTGTTTGGCATGGTCACGGGACTCGCGGAAGATGTACAGAGCCTGGTGGGGGCCACAGTGGTAAGGCGCGTGGTATACGCCCGTTTTCTCGATGCGGTGAACTTTACAGGCGGCAATCCGGAGGCCGACCCGGAACAGGAAGTGGTCAGCCGCTGGATGATAGAACAGCTGTCGGAGCTGAAAGCCACCACGGCGACTTTTGTGCTGGCCACACCGACCGAAACGGACGGCAGCGTGTTTCCGGCGCGGATCATGCTGGCTGATGTTTGCAACTGGACCTACCGTTCGCAGGAGTGTGGCTATGCCGGACCGCCTGTGGCGGATGAGTTTGATAAGCCCACGGCAGACCCGGCAAAAGATGCCTGCAGCAAATGCCGTACCGGCTGCGAGCTGCGTAATAACCTGCCGCGCATCGGCTGCTTCCTCTCCATTAACCGTCTTTCCTGATGGATACACCCATGAACAAAACACTCCTGGCGCATGCCGCTGCATGCGCGCCGGCTGAATCGTGCGGCTGGGTGGTAAACACGCCTGCCGGGGATCGGTATTTTCCCTGCCAGAATCTTTCCGCTGAACCGACAATGTATTTCAGCATGGATCCGGCAGATTACCTTCAGGCGCAGGCGGCAGGGGATGTGGTGGCCCTGGTCCACAGCCATCCCGATGGTCAGCCGTTTCTCAGCGATGTTGATCGCCGCCTGCAGGTACAGAGTGGCCTGCCGTGGTGGCTGGTCTGCGATGACCGGATATACAAATTTCGCTGCATGCCGTTTCTCACCGGGCGGGCATTTGAGCATGGCGTGACGGACTGTTACACCCTGTTCCGCGATGCGTACCATCTGGCGGGGATTGAGATGCCGGATTTTGCGCGGAAGGAGGACTGGTGGAAGCAGGGAGATAATCTGTATCTGGATAATCTGGCCGCGACCGGTTTTTACCGGGTGAATGCCGCAGAGGCCCAGCCCGGAGACATTCTGATTTGTTGTTTTGGTTCATCGGTTGCCAACCATGCCGCGATTTACTGTGGCGACGGTGAACTGTTGCACCATATTCCTGATCAGCTCAGTAAACGCGAGAGGTATACCGACAAATGGCAACGCCGCACACACTCGATATGGCGACACCGGGCATGGCACGAGTCTGCCTTCACGGGGATTTACAACGATTTGGCCGCCGCTTCAGCCTCAGTATAAAAACGGGGGCCGAGGCCATTTACGCGCTGGCCATGCAGATACCGGGGTTCCGGCAGAAAATGAATGATGGCTGGTATCAGATACGCATCGCCGGTCAGGATGTGGATGAAACCAGCGTGTCAGCCCGTTTGCATGAGCCGCTGCCGGACGGGGCCATTATTCATATTGTCCCGCGTATGGCAGGGGCAAAATCCGGTGGTCTGTTCCAGGTGGTGCTGGGTGCTGTGGCAATCGGCGCATCCTTTTTTACGGCGGGGGGAAGCCTCGCTCTGTGGGGATCCGCGTTATCAGCCGGTGCTATTTCGGCATCCTCGGTCCTGTTTTCTATGGGGGCAGCGATGATGCTGGGCGGTGTGGCGCAGATGCTGACGCCGCAGGCAAAAATCCCCTCGTCCAGGCAGACCGATAACGGCAAACAGAACACGTATTTTTCGTCACTGGACAACATGGTGGCACAGGGTAATGCCCTGCCGGTGTTGTACGGTGAAATGCTGGTCGGCTCCCGCACAATTTCCCAGGAAATCAGCACACGGGATGAAGGTGGCGGCGGGCAGGTGGTGATCATCGGTCGCTGACATTATTGCAGCATATTTATATTTGCACAGAACCGCCTCCGGGCGGTTTTTTCGTTTCAGAGGGAACAGATTATGGGTAAGGGTGGTGGCAGCAGTAAAACGCCGCATGAGGCTCCTGACGACCTGAAATCCAGCCAGATGCTGACCGTTGTTGATGCCATCTGCGAGGGACCGATTGAAGGTCCGGTGGACGGGCTGAAAAGTGTCAGAATTAACAAAACGCCGGTCCTCGACAGCGACGGTAATGCGATGGTTCACGGTGTCACTGTGGTTTACCGCGTGGGGGAGGATGAGCAGACCGCGATGGAGGGGTTCGAAGACTCCGGTGCGGAAACCCTGCTGGGTGTGGAGGTGAAGAAATCAGAGCCGGTGACCCGCACCATTACCACAAAAACGCTGGACCGCCTGCGCTTTACCTTTGGTGTGCAGTCGCTGGTCAGTACCAGCACCAAAGGTGACCGTAACCCTTCCAGCGTACAGATGCTGATTCAGTTTCGCCGGGATGGCCAGTGGCAGGTTGAACGGGATATCACCATTACGGGGAAAACGACCACGCAGTTTCTGGCATCCGTGGTGATTGATGATTTACCGCCCCGGCCGTTTGAAGTCCGCATGCTGCGCCTCACTGATGACAGCACGACAGACCTGCTGCAGAACAAAACGGTGTGGTCGGGCTATACCGAAATCATCGATGTGAAACAACGTTACCCGAATACCGCTGTTATCGGCGTAAAGGTGGACGCGGAGCAGTTCGGCAGCCAGCAGGTCACGCGAAACTATCTCCTGCGCGGGCGTATCGTACAGGTGCCGTCAAATTACGATCCGTTAAAACGGACGTATACGGGACTCTGGGACGGGACATTCAAACCCGCCTGGACAGATAACCCAGCCTGGTGTGTGCTGGATATGCTGACCCACCCGCGCTATGGCATGGGAAGCCGCATTGGTGTTGCCGATGTGGACAAGTGGGCGCTGTACGCCATCGCGCAATATTGTGATCAGTCCGTGCCGGACGGCTTCGGCGGGACAGAGCCGCGCATCACCTGCAATGCGTATCTGACGGACCAGCGTAAGGCGTGGGACGTGCTGGGGGATTTCTGTTCCCTGATGCGCTGCATGCCGGTCTGGAACGGCAGCACCCTGACGTTTGTGCAGGACAGGCCCGCCGATAAAGTCTGGACCTATACGCAGAGTAATGTGGTGATGCCCGCTGACGGTGCGCCGTTCATCTACAGCTTCAGCGCACTGAAAGAGCGCCACAATGCCGCCGAGGTCCGTTACACCGACCCGAACAACGGCTGGGAAACGTCCACTGAACTGGTTGAAAACGACGCCGCCATCCGGCGCTACGGTCGCAACGTCCTGAAGATGGATGCCTTTGCCTGTACCAGCCGTGGGCAGGCGCACCGCGCCGGACTGTGGGCCATCACCACCGAATTGCTGGAAACGCAGACGGTGGATTTCTCCGTGGGAGCCGAAGGGCTGCGACATGTTCCCGGCGATATCATTGAGGTCTGCGACAGTGATTATGCCGGTGTGACCGTGGGCGGACGCGTCCTGTCGGTCGACAGCCTGTCCCGGACGCTTACTCTGGACCGTGAGGTGGAGATACCCGCAGGCGGCAATGTGGTGCTGAACCTGGTGGGCAGCGATGGCCAGCCTGTTACCGTCTCGATCACCGCGCACCCCGCCCCGGACCGTGTGACCGTCAGCCAGTTACCTGAGGGGGTGGCGGCGTACAGCGTGTGGGGGCTGAAACTGCCGACCCTGCGCCAGCGCCTGTTTCGCTGCGTGGCTATACGGGAGAACGATGACGGGACGTATGCCATCACCGCCGTGCAGCATGTTCCGGAGAAAGAGAGCATCGTGGACAACGGGGCGAAGTTTGATCCGTTGCCCGGAACCAGTATCACGAACACACCGCCCGCCGTGCAGCATCTCACCACGGAGATTCTGGCAGAGGACGGGCAGTATCAGGCGCGGGCGCGCTGGGATACGCCGCGCGTGGTGAAAGGCGTTAACTTCTCTCTGCGTCTGACGGTGAAAGCGGAAGATAACAGCGACCGCCTGACCAGCAGCCTGACTCTGAGCGAAACGGAGCACACCTTCCGCAACCTGACGCCGGGGCGTTACACCCTGACGGTCCGGGCAGTGAACAGCCAGGGCCAGCAGGGCGACCCCGCCAGCACGGATTTCAGCATCGCCGCGCCGGCTGTACCGTCTTATGTTGAGCTGACCCCCGGCTATTTCCAGATAACCGCCACCCCGCGCCAGGCGGTATACGACCCCACGGTGCAGTATGAGTTCTGGTTTACGGATACGCAGATTGCCGATATCCGCCAGGTGGAAACCGATGCGCGTTATCTCGGCACGGCGCTGTACTGGATTGCGGCCAGCAGCGGTATCAAACCCGGCAAGGATTATTACTTCTATATCCGGGCTGTGAACCAGGTCGGGAAATCGGCGTTCGTGGAGGCTAAAGGCCAGGCCAGCAATGATGCGGCGGGCTACCTGGATTTCTTCAAAGGGAAAATCACCGAAAGCCACCTGGGGAAAGAGCTGCTGGAGAAGGTGGAGCTGACGGAAGACAACGCCAGCAGGCTGGATCAGTTTTCCAAAGAGTGGCAGGACGCGAACGGCAAATGGAATGCCATGTGGGGCGTAAAGATAGAGCAGACCGAAGACGGGAAGCACTATGTGGCTGGTCTGGGCCTGAGTATGGAAGACACGGAAGAGGGAAAGGTGAGCCAGTTTCTGGTAGCCGCTGACCGTATCGCGTTTATCAATCCGGCGAATGGCAATGAAACTCCCGCCTTCGTGATGCAGGGTGACCAGATATTTATGAACGAGGTATTCCTCAAATATCTGACAGCGCCGAGCATCACCAGCGGCGGAAACCCGCCGACCTTTACGCTGACGCCTGACGGCAGGCTGACTGCCCGTAATGCGGATATCAGCGGTCATATCAGCGCGAACTCTGGCGCTCTCAGCAATGTGACAATTGAGGAAAACTGCACTATCAAAGGGACGCTCCGGGCCGAGCGCATTCTTGGGGATATTGTTAAGGCAGCGGGCAGGGAGTTTCCTTACTTCCGTATACCCAACACAGGTGAAAAACGGTACGCCAACGGGACGCTGACGGTCGTGATTGACGATGATCAGTCTTTTGACCGACAGATTTCCATTCCTGCTATTGCCTTTCAGGGTGCAGCGTATAACAGCCAGACCAGTAACGACATATGGGATGCCTGTACGCTGATTGTCAGGAAAAACGGGGTGGAGATATACAACGAGACAAGCATAGGTGTACCGGCCGTTTTTTCGCAAACACTGGATATGCCAGCCGGGAGAGGAAGGATGACGCTGAGCTTTAGCGTCAGTACTCGCGGCAACGGCAGCGGCTGGCCACATTCCAGAATTAGTGACCTGCTGGTTATTGTGACGAAAAAGTCATCAGCCGGGATAACAATAAGCTAACAACAGAAACCGCCTTCGGGCGGTTTTTTTATGGAGGTACTATGCCGGTACTTATATCAGGCATTCTCAGAGATGGTGCGGGAAAACCCGTACAGGACTGCACCATTCAGCTGAGTGCCAGGAAAACCAGCCCGACCGTTGTGGTTGAGGTGACCTCATCCTCTGTTACGGATGCGAATGGCCATTACAGCATTGAGGCTGAACCGGGTTATTACAGTGTGTCACTGCTGCGGGAAGGTTTTCCTCCCTCCGTGGCCGGTGATATTTACGTGGTCCCGACCGATGCGCCGGATACCCTGAATGCTTTCCTCGATGCGCCAAAGGATGCGGACCTGCGCCCGGAGGTGATGAAACGCTTTGAGGAAATGGTAAACCGCGTAGTGGATTTGAGCGGTGCAACAGAGAAGGATCGAGAACGCGCCGAACAGGCCGCACAGTCAGCGGAACAAAGTAAGGATTCAGCGGTATTGTCTGCAACGGCATCGGCAGAGTCACAGCGCCAGGCGGCACTCTCTGCAGATGCTGCTGATGCGTCAGCCCGCTCAGCTGCCGATAATGCCCGACAGACAGCACAGGATGTTCTGGCTAGTGCAGCGGATGCGGACAGTGCGGCAAAGTCTGCACAGACAGCGACGGAGCAGGCCGGTCAGGCTAAAACCGCCGCTGATACGGCACAGAAAGCGCAGGAGGAAGCGGGAGTCTCGGCACAGTCTGCTGCGGGAAGTGCCGAAAGTGCAGCTGCTTCTGCACAAACAGCGGGTGAGCATGCCGGCAATGCAGCCGCATCTGAAACCTCAGCGCGTGAAAGCGCCTTCACTGCCACGCAGGCTGCAGAACAGGGTAATAACAGCGCGGAAGCTGCAGCGCTAAGTGAACAGCATGCCAGAGAGTCCGGCGAAAAGGCTGCTAAATCAGAGGCTGCGGCATCAGCCAGTGCTAAATCGGCATCTTCAAGTGAAGCATCAGCCCTGCAGTCAGCCGAAACGGCTGAGAATCAGAAAAATGCAGCCACTGAGAGTGCCAACCGCGCAGAACAGGCCAGAGATGATGCACTGACCTCTAGGAACGAGGCAGTACAAGCCGCTGAAACAGCAGCGACAGACGCGGCAGATAAAGCTGCAGGCAAGGTTTCGGATCAACTGAAAGCAGCTGTAGCCGATGATACTCAGCGCGCAGAAGCCGCGATGGCTGGCGCTGAAAGTGCAGCTCTGGCCTCACAGGGATACCGTGATGAAGCGCGGGATATCGCTGAAGGTCTGAAGCTGGGAGACGCCAGCACAACGCAAAAAGGGCTGGTGAAGTTAAGCAGCGATGACGACAGCGACAGTGAAGCCCTTGCAGCGACACCGAAAGCCGTTAAAAAAGTCAAAGACCTGACGAAACTGAAAGCTCCGCTGGACAGTCCTGAGCTGACGGGAACGCCAACCACTCCTACGCCACCACTGACCGTTAACAACCAACAAATTGTTAATGCTGAGTTTGTTCACGCAGCTGTTGCCGCGCTGGTTGGCTCATCTCCGGAAGCTCTGGACACCCTGGCTGAGTTAGCGCAGGCATTAGGCAATGATCCCAACTTTGCAACCACGATGCTCAATGCATTGGCGGGTAAACAACCGCTTGATGGTACGTTGACAAATTTGAGTGGAAAGGACGTTCCCGCGCTTCTCCGATACCTTGGTTTAGAAGAAACGATAAATCGTGCTGCCGGATCACTGCAAAAAGACCAGAACGGCAGGGATGTACCACAACCGGATACGTTTACATGTCACATCGGCGCGGCGCGAGCATTTAGCGGCTCTGTAAGCATTGGCGGGGGTGGCAACTGGACGACGGCGGAGTTTATTGTTTGGCTTGAATCGCAGGGGGCGTTTAATCATCCGTACTGGATGTGCAAAGGAGCCTGGTCATATGCTGATAACAGGGTGATTACTGATACCGGGTGCGGGAATATCCAGTTAGCCGGCGCGGTAGTTGAGGTTATGGGAGTGCGTGGCGCGATGACTATTCGTGTCACCACGCCAACTACCACCGCAGGAAATGGAACGCCCTCTGCCCAGTTTACCTACATCAATCATGGTGATGATTATTTGCCTGGCTGGCGACGGGATTTCAACACCGCTAATCTGCCACCCGAGTCTTATCCTGTTGGGGCACCTGTCCCGTGGCCATCTGACACAGTTCCAGCGGGTTATGCATTAATGCAGGGCCAGCCGTTTGATAAGTCTGTTTACCCATTACTTGCTGTAGCGTATCCATCCGGCGTTATTCCAGATATGCGCGGCCAGACGATAAAGGGCAGACCTGATGGTCGTGCTGTATTGTCTCAGGAACTTGACGGTATTAAGTCACACGACCATGGTGCGAAGGTCGCAGCTACCGACCTCGGAAACCGTGACACCACCAGATTTGATTACGGAAATAAAGAAACAACAGGTTTTGATTACGGTACAAAAACAACCGATGTTCAGGGTGCTCACGCGCACAATTACTCATTCCTGGCATGGCAAGCAGGTTGGGGATATCCAGCCGGAAACCAAAACATGGGGGCTGTCACGCGAACGACCTCCACTGACGGCGCTCATGCACACAACGTTTATATAGGTGCACATAGTCATATTGTTGGCATTGGGGCACATGCCCACTCTGTCTATATTGGCGCGCACAGCCACGGTGTGACTGTTTCTCCGTCAGGTCATGCTGAAAACACCGTAAGAAACACTGCATTCAATTATATTGTGAGGCTTGCATGATTAAATTAATTCTTTCAGCTCCTGTTCCTGAAATCGCGAAAGCATTTGAGCGGCATTTTTCTGATGATGAAAATGTAGAAATTATCAGTAAACCGTTTCAAGCAATTCCAGACTTTGATTGTATGGTCAGTGCCGCTAACTCTTTTGGTCTGATGGATGGAGGTGTTGATGCTGCTATTACAGCGTTTTTTGGCATGCAGTTGATGAGCAGAGTTCAGCAACATATTGTTAATGAATATTTGGGTGAGCAGCCTGTTGGTTCTGCTTTTGTTATTGGGAGCGGAGATCATAAACATCCCTGGCTGGTTCACGCTCCTACGATGCGCGTGCCTTTGATTATCAGCGGCACTGACGCAGTTTACCTTTCTACACGCGCAGCTTTGCTTGCGGTATATCACCACAACAAAACATACTCTGAACGCAATAAAATTCGGCGTGTTGTTTTCCCTGCTATGGGGGCAGGATGTGGGCAGGTATCGCCTGACAGTGTAGCAGCACAAATGAAATTGGCGTGGCGCAGTATTGTAACCCCATCATCCTGCATTAACTGGCAGTATGCTCTTGGAAGACAGCATGCTGTTCATTCATCCTGCAATGGAGTTTTATAATGACTTTTAAAATGAGTAATACCAATCGCACTATTACTATTTACAACCTATCATCTGCCACGAATGAATTTATCGGCAAGGGAGATGGATATATCCCAGCAAATACTGGTTTACCTGCATACAGTACTGATATTGCACCACCGCCAGTACCAGATGGCTTTGTTGCTGTATTTAATTCTGATTCAGGCAAGTGGTCTCTTGTTGAAGACCATCGAGGGAAAATTGTTTACGACACCCGAACTGGTCAGTCTGTTAATGTTGAGACTTTGGGACCATTACCTGATAACACCGTTTCTTTCGCTCCTGATGGTGAGTATGTTAAATGGGATGGTAAGTCATGGATACATGATGAAGATGCGGAAAGAGCAGCTAAGGTGTTACAGGCCGCTCAACAAAAGGATGAACTTCTTGGATTAGCTACCTCTAAAATAGCACCGCTTCAGGATGCTGTTGACCTTGATATCGCAACAGAAAGTGAAGCGGCTCTTTTGATTAAATGGAAAAAGTATCGTGTATTAATTAATCGTATCCAGTCAGAGGATGCACCAGATATTAACTGGCCGCCCATGCCTGATATGATATAAATTATTCTAATGTTTTTTTGAATACAGCTGGTGCTCCGGCATAAAGTGAATTAGGTGGGATATCACAATTAACAACACTGTTTGCTGCTACTATGCTACCCGCCCCTATAGTTACGCCTGGTAAAATAACGGCACCTGCACCGATCCAAACATTATTTCCTATGTGTATGGAGTGCATTAGTAACCGGTCGCATCTTTCTTTAGGGGAAATTGGGTGAGCAACAGTTGTGAGTGTTACACGTGGCCCAATGAAGGTGCTTTCGCCGATAACTACCTGCGCATGATCTAAAATGACGCATCCTGAGTTTATGTAAGAGTTATTTCCTATCTGAACATTCCCTTTCTCAAAGAAAAACGGTGGTCTGACAGTGAAGCTTCCATTCGCTTCTATGCCAGCTTTAACGAGTATTTTGTTTTTCTTTTTTCTACTTGCTTGTGATGAATTGAAGAATACAGATGCGGATACTGGAGAAACCTTTTTTTTAAGACTTAAGAACCAGTAAGTAAACATAGTTGTAATTTAGCTCCTATCCTTGGTGTAACGTGCATTGCTGCAATTTTGTCTATGCTGCATAACGGGGAGCATGTTCATGCCCACCTCGATAGCGGAGAGGGTAGCAGGTAATGCCTGTTAGTTCTTTAGCTAACTGGCATTACCTGCGCTGGGCGATCATCAATAAAACCGAACGTACTTCGATACATCGGGTTTTCAAGATTTGGCTTCGCCAAGCTCGGATTCCAGTAACGCCTCTATTTTTTCCATCAAATGAGAGGGGATCTTGCGGTTGTCTAATTTTAGAGTAACAAAATTACCCTTGTATTTAGCGACAACGGCATCGCCATAAGTTTTCTCTGTTTTTGGTGGTTCTTGCTTCTCCATCAGGATTACGTCATGCAGTATCTGGATAATCCTAGTTGGTTCAAGAATCTCTCCGGCTTGCTTCATGTTTAGCAGCTGCCGCGCACCATCCAGCATCGCTCTCTCGTTGGCTTGGTAAACTTTGAATAAATCGTTTCCGGCCCTAGCAGAGAGTTCCCCTGGATGTTGGAAGATAGCCAGAATCTCTTTTGGTAAGCCTGCTGTGTTGATACAGCGGGTTATGATATTTCTATCTATACCCTCTGCTTCTGCCAGCGCTTTTACGTTGCCATCAAAATCGTTCAGTCGACGTTGATATCTTTTTCCTCGCTCATATGCGCTGGTTGGGCGGTAGTCGTTACCGACTTGCGATAACCACTGCATTTGTTCGTCGTCTAACTCCCCGACTAACACACGGTAGTCAGTGCCGGTGATGATAGCTGTTTTGCGCCGACGCGAGCCGTCCGCAACTTCAATAATGCCCGAAATCTTGCGCGCGAACGCTGGGTTTTGCTGTCCTGATGTGAGGAACGATGGGATCAGGTCCGCGAGTGCTGATTCGTTCAGCAATTCCTGATCGCGTTCGTTACCCAGCCAGACCATTGTGGCCATTTCAACTTTATCTGCAGGAACGGTTTCCAGCTTGAATGTTACGTTGCGGCCACAAACGGGAAGTGTAATGCTGTTCCCTGATAGCGAACTAAGCTGGCGCTGCAAATCTCCTACCATTGGCGATACGGGCTGAGATTTTGGAGCGTGGTGTGTATTGCTCATAAATTTGTCGATATCGGGTGCATTTTTTAGCGGAGTGCGTTGTCTCATTATTAGTCCTCCCAACGTGGCTTGATCAAGTCGTCGAAAATTTCCATGCAGACAGGTTCCCAAATAGATACCGCATTCCTCCAGGCATTCAGCGTTGACCGCTGGTTGGCGGCTTGTTCAAAAACGGTACGCATTTTTATTTGGCCTTTTCCTACCTCGTCTGTGACCCGTACTACCTGCCGCAATATCATCGCGCCCCAGGTATTTCGTATTTGTTCCTCCATCCATCTGGACTGATTTCCGTTAACCGTGCTGTATTTAGTCAGTAACAAACGGACAGTAGGCTCGAATCCACCTAAATCAACGGTTTCCAGTAGGTCCAGCAGCATAGTGAAAAACTGAAGTACGGATGCGTAATCGAACAATTCAGCAGGTGTAGCGACAACGATTACATCAGCGGCACAAACGACATTAATAGTGCCGGTACCGAGGTTAGGAGCGCTGTCTATTACGATAATATCGTAGTTATCCCATACAGATTCGATAGCGGCTCGAAGCATAAGGTGCGGAGGATGTGGTAATTTCCCCTGAGCATGATATTGCATCAAATCGGTTTCGATGCGATGCAGAGCTAGGCAACTAGGAATGATGTCCAGTCCTGGCCAGCAGGTAGGTTTTATAGCGTACTCTGCGTTGTCTCGTTCACCGAGATAAAATGGGAGCAAGGTATCTTCTGCGTGGATATGTAAATCAGGAACATACCCATGATACATAGATGCTGTTCCTTGTGGATCATTCCCTTCGACAAGTAACACGCGGTGTCCCTGCAATGCCAGCCATTGCGCCTGGTGTACGGCAGACGAAGTTTTATAGACACCACCCTTATGTGACATTATGGAGAGAACAACAGGGTTCTTACTTTCCGGACGTTGATTTGGATTACCAAAAACACTACGCATGTTGCTTATTTGGTCAATCGTGTATCCAGCACGGCGCTCTACTCTGCCGCGAGTTTCAAAATCAGGCGCAGGAAGACGCCCCGTTTTTTCAGCATCTCTTATTGCTTGCGGTGTAACCCCAATCAAGTCAGCAACTTCGGTAATTCCCCAGCGACGAGTAATGCGACGAGCTTCAGGGCTATCATCACCGAACTGAGCGATTGCTATGGCCTGAGTCATCTCCTGACCACGTCTGATACACTCATGTAACAAATTGATAAGCGACATTCTATCCTCTCTTATGAGCGTTTTTCTTTGCGTTATTTATATCACTTTGCTTAAAAAAAGCAAAGTTTCGTAAAAAAAGCAAAGCTTAATGAAAAAAGCAAAGCTAAAAATTTAACCACCTGGCTAAGCGTTTTGTGACGCAACCCAAGTCTTATTGTGAGAAATGAGTCGGTCACTTTGATAGAATTTAATCTAACTATATGTTTTTAAATGATATTTTATAAATCAAAACCCCTCCATTCTTTAATGAAACATACGAATTCCCACCTTCATTTTATGATCGTTATCACATTACTCACTAACCAAAACAAATCATCACACAAGTAGAGATCGTAAAATCAATGATTTGTTTATCAATGTGAAAACGAGATTATCATAACACAATCGAACAAGTCAACGCATCATAACACAATTAGATCACCAAAGATAACACAATTGAGATTTATCATAACATATATATATTATGTATCAGCACGCAATTGCCCATTATACGCGCGTATAATGGGCAATCATGTGCTGATTATCATAACACAGTACAACATTGATTTGTGTATTGAGTTCAATTGTGTTATCTTGCAATTGTGTGAAAGTGTTATTATAAATCAACGCATTTATTGTGTTTTGATTGTGTTATCTTTCTCTTATTGTGTTATGATAATTGAAGGGCCAAAACAGGAGAGCCATGATGAGCAAAGTAAAGATTGGTGAACTTATTAATTCGCTTGTGAAAGAGGTTGAGACAATCGACGCCTCTGATCGCCCGCAGGGTGATAAAACAAAAAAAATTAAAGCAGCGGCAATAAAATATAAAAACGCATTATTTAACGATAAAAGAAAATTCCGTGGAAAAGGTTTATCAAAAAGAATAACAGCAAATACCTTTAATGCTTATATGAGCCGCGCAAGAAAGCGCTTTGATGATAAACTTCATCATAGTTTTGAAAGTAATATAAATAGGTTGTCAGGAAAGTATCCTTTATATAGTGAGGAATTATCTTCATGGCTAACTATGCCTGCTGCATCTATTCGCCAGAACATGTCAGCATTGCAAAGTAAATTAAAATCAATAATGCCTTTAGCGGAAGAATTATCCAATTTAAAAATTGGTGCAAAAAATAGTGAATCAAAGATAACAAAACTTGCAAATAAATATCCGGAGTGGAGTTTTGCTATTAGTGATTTAAAAAGTGATAACTGGAAAGATAATCGGGACTATCTCTATAAGTTATTCCAACAAGGTTCCTCCCTTTTAGAAGAGTTAAACCATCTCAAGGTTAACCATGAGGTGTTGTATCACCTACAGCTCAGTTCTGCTGAGAGAGCGTCTATCCAACAGCGCTGGGCAGACGTCCTCAGTGAGAAAAAGCGCAGCGTGGTTGTGATTGACTATCCTCGCTATATGCAGGCCATATACGACATTATAAATAAACCATTGGCATCCTTCGATTTAACAACTCGTCGTGGTATGGCCCCATTGGCTTTTGCACTTGCCGCATTATCCGGGCGCAGGATGATTGAAATAATGCTTCAGGGAGAGTTCTCTGTTTCCGGAAGATATACAGTTAACTTTATTGGACAAGCTAAAAAACGCTCTGAAGACAAAGGCACGTCACGAAATATATATACACTATGCGACGCAAAATTATTCGTTGATTTAGTTTATGAACTTCGCTCCTGTCCTGCTGCTGCCGACTTCAGTGAAGTTATTAAAGGGTATGGTGAAAATGATACACGTTCTGAAAATGCCAGAATTAATGCTATTCTCGCAACAGCTTTTAATCCGTGGGTAAAATCATTTTTAGGCGACGACCGTCGCGTTTATAAAGATAGCCGCGCTATTTATGCACGTATCGCCTATGAAATGTTTTTCCGCGTCGACCCTCGGTGGAAAAATGTCGATGAAGACGTTTTCTTTATGGAGGTACTCGGTCATGACGACGAGAACACCCAGCTACACTACAAACAGTTTAAATTAGCGAACTTTTCCAGAACCTGGAGGCCGGATGTTGGTGAAGAAAATACCCGGCTTGCGGCTCTACAGAAGCTGGATGAAGAGATGCCAGGCTTCGCCAGAGGTGATGCCGGTATCCGTATTCATGAAGCTGTGAAGCAGCTGGTGGAGCAAGACCCCGATATAAAAATTACCAACAGCACTTTGCGCCCTTATAACTTCAGCACCAGAATGATCTCCCGCTATCTGGAGTTTGCTGCTGATGCTTTAGGTCAGGTCGTAGGCGAAAACGGACAGTGGCAACTGAAAACAGAAGCACCCGCTATCATACTGAATGATGAAGAAGAAACAGTACCAGTGGAAGAGCAGGATGTAGATGAAGAATCCCTGGAAGAAGACGATCTGGATGAGGATGAAATCGACCTGGATGAGGATGAAATCGACCTGGATGAGGGCGAAACAGAGGAAGCTGGAGATAAGCCTGGCGACACCGATGATAGTGCCTCAGAGGAAAGCAAGCCCGCGAAGCCAGTATTTAAAGCCCCCAGGGATAACGGTGATGGAACGTTTATGGTGGAGTTTGAATATGATGGTCGCCAGTATGCCTGGAGCGGCGCTGCCGATAATAAGCTAATGGCCATGCAGGCCGCGTGGAAAACATACTTCAAGTAACAGAAAAGCCACCGGTAGTTGCCGGTGGCTCTGTTTTAGTGGCCTGTCCCTGCCCGTTCCCTGCAAGAAACAGAAGGATGAGGCGGGAACCGCAGCTGCAACAACAGACATCGCCGTCCCGACTGCAGGGACTTCCCCGCCAAGGCGGGGCATAAACTCGGGCTGGCCAGCCCTATTTATCAGCGACTGCAGGTGCCGCTAATTTTGCAGATAACACCTCCAGTTTCTCGATGGCCAGCACGAAATGAGCAGGTAAAACCTTTTCCTCCAGCGTACTGGGTGGTTTTCCTGAAATGAAAATATGGCAAGAGCGCTCATTCTCCCCCCTTATCATTTAGTTGTGCCGACAGGGACAGCGAACAGCCGCGCGCTTCCTGTGTCAGTTCGCGAGCTACGACAAGGAGTTTCGCAGCCTCCTGCATGTACAACGATGCTTCATAACTGGAGATTGTGCGGTGTACTGATGATACCAGTGCTTCAACTTGCGCCAGGCGTTCATCAAGCAGCTCCAGATGGCCCTGGGTGTTTAGCTGTACCTGATTCATACGGCTACCACGCTAACCGGGATACGGGCAGACAGAACGAGCACAAAGCGGCTGGCAAACTGGCGACGGGCTTCCCGTTCGGACGGGGCGATCGTGGTCAGTTGATGGATATGGGATTTTTTATCTGTGCGGACGACTGCCGCAAATTTGAATTTGAACATGGTATGCACTCCGTTTAAGGGACCGTGCTACCACCAGAGTTCTCACGCTCTAAGGGGTGGTAGCCCAGACGGGGGTGAGAATACCGGTAAACGAAGAAACCGGCCCGACCGTAGTCGGCCCCGCCTGAGCCACCATAATTCAGATGTACGCAGGTACAGGCACAAAAAAACACGCTGGCGCGTGTTGTGCGCTTCGTTTACACGGGTTCTCACGCCCGGCTGCGGATTTTGCCGCAACGGGCTAACTCTACCGTCCAAACGTCACGCACGTCAATAATTTAAGTCAATATTTTACCCTGTGACCAGTCACGGGGACAGGTGTATTTATAGTTTGCTTTAATAACTGATCAGTAGATGATCAGTTATAGCTTATGCCGTTTAACTCTGCTTAAGCCATTCATCAATAATAGGTTGCTCTTCGGGTAAATGTTTTCCAGGGATAACCCTCCAGCTATCAGATGAAAAACTTCCGTATTTTCTCTGAAACAACTCTCGTTTCAGGTCTTTCCAGGTTCGTGGAATCCCATACAGAAACGGCCCAATTAACAGGATAGGAATAAAAACCAGAGCCAAGAACCAACGGGCTGTTAGGTGCTCTACGATGACCGTTTCGCCGTTGTAAAAATACTTTGGCGCACTCCACAAACGGATCCTCCGCGCCCGAAAAATCACCTTGTGCTGGGAGCGATTTACCTTAATCAAGATGTACCCCTTATCGAGGGGAGATTGATATTTGTACTCTGTAATAGCCATTATCACCCCCACTGGCCA